TACAAATATTTCCTCACTACTACGAGTCACTCCGCCCCCCTATCACCCATCGGTACTCTCATACTTGTCAATTTAGTGACTTGCATTTCTCCCTTGACATCGTGATGACGGGTTCCCGCAGTTCCCAGAAAAAGCCCGATACAAAGTCACGCCCACTCTACGCCAGACACCACCTGCGCAGCATTCGGAATTCACTCACAGATTTATCCCGGAAGATAGAAACGCCCCCGGTTTTGATGTCAAATCTCTTCTTTACGACGCGTCCACATGGGTTCGGTTTTACTCGTCTCTTTGTACCCTACCTGCCGAACTATTGTTCGCGCTTTGACCTCAACGCTCACGACCACCGCTCTTTACGGCAGCCGCTTGAGGGGGTTTGAAGCCGGCTTCCGACAGCGGACTTCGGTGGGCCTGCCACCCTCTCCTCCTGAGCTTATGCTACATACTGGCTGCGTTCCCTATGTTGCCAGTTTATATGCCTGCGGCACACTTTATATCAAAAATTGCCTTCTTAACAACAGCTTATCCCAGAGAGATAACGCTTTTGCCTTCATGTTACTACGGACATGAGTGATTAACGTTATTCCTTCTGCTTCCAGTTCATCGCACAAGGCCTGTGACAAACGCCATACAAACACCCTGTTAACCCTTGTACCCGCGCTTTGACGGGATGACGATCATCTTTATTTCCTGAGGTCAACTTAACCGCCAAAAGTTCACCACAATCATTGATAACCCGATGAAGTTTAAAGCCATAAAACCAGCCGGTACTGGTTTTCCCCCGCTGTGCGACGCCCTGAAATACGCGATGACGGGGAATACGGAGGTTGTGACAAACGGCAATTTTAGTTGAATCAATAAAAGCGAGCCCCTGGGTTTCCGCCTTGCGTGACGAAAGAAAAGCACAGCACAGAGGGGAATGAGCGCCCTTTGCTTCAAGGTTAACATCCGGGTGTAGCTGACCAACTTGGGAAAATCGGCCTTAAGATAGTGTTTGACATGCTGAATATAAAACGTTTTAAAATCACGATAATGGCTCATATGGAATAAAATGAGGAGCGTCATGACTTCACTGAGAGAAAGGGAAGCTTCGCGGCGACGTTTGAGCAAGCCATTTTCAATTAACTGTTGATGCCAGAGAGGAATAAATTTTTGGCAAAAGTCATCGACGCAGCAGTAAAGTTCTTCTAAATTAGACATGCCTGAGGATCTCCACGATTTTGTTTTATCTAGCAAAAACTTTGATCGTGCCTCAGGCACTTAGTTCCCTTCTTAAGCAAACCTCAGGTTACATGTAGTAAAGCCCGACTTACCTAAAGGCCAAGCAACTCATATCCTCAGACACACTTTTGCCAGTCACTTCATGATGAATAGAGGGAATATAATTGCATTACAACAGATATTAGGGCACGCCAGCATAATCCAAACAATGGTCTATGCACACCTTGCCCCAGACTATCTTGCAACATGCCATTACATTAAATCCACTGAATGGAGGCATAGAAATTTAGCAATAACAAGCAACCGTAGCACTCAAAAGTGTCCACACTTAAGAATTTCCGTGCTACTTACAGTTGCTTATAAAATTTTTATCTGGTTGATTTTAAAGTGAATTAATCTTAGCCAGATAAAGAAATCCCGCCAAAAGGCGGGGAAAAAGACAGGGATGGTGTTTGTTTTCCAAACATAACACATTGTAATAAAAGGATTTATTTAAGTAAGTGTCCACACCTTGACCACATCGACATAAGCCCTGATTTTTTGGGGCTTCCACCCCATTAAGTGTGGGCCGGACCGTAAACTTTAACTTTGGCTGATGAAAGCTAGCCATCCTTTTCTCCTACCCCAGTTCACTATTGAACATAGTACCGGATGAAAAACAAGCACATCGTCAATAATCTGAATTGCAGTCAATAAAAATATCTATCAACTATAATTTCCCATAAGTAGCATGTTATGATAGGATATCTTCATCGAACACTAGTAACGAACTATTGACCGTTAAAATTGTTCGTTTACACTGTTAGATATCTGACCTAACACATATACTAGGGTAGGAACTATTATTTTAGAGGGCTGATTAATTAAATGGCTATTAGATATCGCCCGCGTATCGGTGAAATATTAGAATGTGACTTTGGTTTACCGGCACAACCAGACCATTTTAATGGTCGCATCCCACCTGAGATGGTAAAAAAAAGAATGGTTGTAATCATGAATGCCCGTTTGTGTAGCAATGGTTATCTCGTTGTTCCGATTTCTTCAACTTTGAACAACGATGGTATTGCTCGCGGTTATCATGTCGAATTAGATCAATCTATTTTTCAAATAACTAATTTTTATGATCGCCGTAGACGCTGGGCGTTAGTTCATCATATGCAGATAGTAAACACAAACAGACTCTTTAAATTAAGAGATAATAAACAAACATTTCAGCAATATTTGACGCGTGAAGATGTTGAAAAGATACAACGTGCAATAATCAAAATCATCGGCGCATCAGGTCTCATGAGTAAATCTGAAAGTTGACTTTTGGGATTCTATCAACTAAAGTATGATTATTCCCCATGAGGGCTTTGTTAAAAATTTCTCCCGCAAAGGGCTTAAAACCCCTCATATATGTCTGAGGGGTTTTTGATTTAGTAGTCTATATCCGCCTTATACGATTATGTACGGCTTGATAATTTTCCCATCAAAATAAGCTCGCCATCAACTGACAATTCGTGTAGTTTACTAGCGACATCAATGAGACAACGACTAAGTGGCAAAAGTAAAAGCTGGGAAGACTGAACAAAATCTTCTTCATCTGGAAAAAGACAGAAAAATATGTCGAATGCTTCCGCAACTTCTATAACTCGCTCGATTAACTCTGCTAATTCCCGTCCAGTTATGGTACTATTTTTAATAGTCATATAAACACTTCCTCAAAGTGCTGTTTATGTGATCAGAGGGCACAGCGCTTGCCCGCGTTGTGTCCCTCGCCTGCTTTCTATTTATAAGGTGTTTTTCAACTCCTCATATGTAAAAAATTTAATAAAATTCCATGTCTGATCATCAATCGTGATAGTCTCATTCCCAACTATCACACTGTTAATAGATTTGTAAATCTTCTCAACTCTATTTTTTAAATTAACATCAAGTAATAAGTAATATACTTGGTCAAATTGTTTGCTTTGCTGCTGTTCGATGTATTGTCCCAATATCTTACGATAGTGTTCAAGGCTCTTAATTGTACGTTCAACTTTAACCGCAATTTTATTGATGGATTTAGATGTAATAATATAACCATCAGGAGTTTCAGGCTTTTTCTTTTTAGTACTATATATCGATAACCATTGATGCCCCTTAGTCTCAACAATTATTCGAATCAACTGTATGTCAAGCTTATGCCTAAGAACTGAGATTGTGGTCTTAGATGGATGGAATATACGAATGTCTGCAATATTATCGTTCTCATCCATAGCAAGCCCTGCCCCATGTGGGGTCAAACCGTATATGTTGATTTTGCCCGTACCAAGATCACAGGAATATACACAAATTACACCTTCGGCTACTAGTTTCCTCAACAGAGTATAAACAGGGCTGATTGTTTTGAACTTTAACACACCTTTTAAAACATCCGCTGTAGTGAACGTTTCTGATTTGAGAAAACAAAGTACATCATTTATTTTCTTGTTTTTTCTTTGATTTCTAAGCGTGTAGTCATTAATCAAATTCATAATTAGGCCGTTACTCAGTCAGTAATCTAACAGTATAAACGAACAATTTTAACGGTCAATAGTTCGTTACTAGTGTTCGATAAAGATAGCCTATCATAACATGCTACTTATGGGAAATTATAGTTAGCAGGTCTGAATTGCAGCCTGATTTGTAATAACGATGATCTTCGATATGAAAATCATAAATCGCTGTTAACTATCAGAACTAACTGGCACATCATGTTCGAATTTAAAAATGGTGATGCTTATACTTTAAACTTGGAGGATTATCACTAACGAGACAGGCTATTGTTTCTCATCCGGGCATTATGGTATCTAACATGCTGGTGTCCACATACAACCCATAACATATTGAAAATAAATATACTTTTTCTATCATCGTCCACCCAATGTCCACATTGACGACAAAGCCCCTTAAACGGGGCTTTCACCACAAATTACTTTCATAAGAAATACTTAATTAAAATTTAACCATCACCTTAACAGATCTATCAATCCCACATACTGTAGGCTTTTTCATTTATCAAGGCCGAACAGGAAAGTATCCTCGATAAGTCACTATTGCAGTATCTGTTATCGCTGGGGTGGTTGAGTAGACCCCAACAACCCCAAACAGCAATAAAAACAAGTTTTGTCACTGTCCGGCATTATCTATTTTATTGAAGTTCCCGCTCAAGCAGCTGAACTATGAACTGGTTCTTTGAGACTGCGTGTGATATCGTCGCCGCAGTCAAGCGAGCTTCCAGCCAGCCAGGATAACGAAGAGTAAAAGATTTTAGCTTGCCCTCTTCCTTGAATGGGTTAATTCCCTCTTCCTCGCACGTTTCTATATATTCAGCCAGTGAAATTTGTCCCTCTTTTTCAAGCCCGTCAATACTGTTTGATACGAAATCACAATATCCAGTGACATCCAGAAACTTGCCGCGAAAGGCCCTAATTTCTGCTTCGTAGATAACAGAAGCGGGATGGCCGTCGATAGTCATAATGTTGTTGCTTTTAATCATGTTCGACCCCTATTACATTTTCGAACCACTCACGAAGGCCATTTACTGCGCCTTTATCCATTACGTTACCAGGATGAGGTTGATGAGTCTGATAGACTGAGCCCATGAGGATAAACTTCCGGCGTGATCCATTGCCGTTCTTGATCTTCCCCCCCAGTTTGTTAATCAGGCTGACTACATCATCCCATTTTATGCCGGATTTCGGCGGGATGGTCAGCACATCCGCAAGGGTCTTGCGGTGCTTTGAGCTCAGCTCTTTAACCTTAATCATCATTCATCCCATTGACGTCATTTGATGATATCATTCTATTTTGGTCCCATTATGATGTCAAACAATGACGTCGTTTTTCGCTTCTTAAGTTTGTTAATTGGGGCTTGAGTTGAGTAGACCCGCCGGTTACCCGGACGGACCCCTCCTTAGAACCGGACGTGCGGAACTACCGCATCCGGCTCCCAACAGATCAGAACCCCCACACATATTCAGCGAGCCCTGAATATTGATCGGGTTTTCCATTTCGTTGGATAACCCATCATTTTCAGGATCAGATTCAGCTTTTTCCACGTCAGTTGGCGACGACCACCTTTACGGTTGAACCATCTTCATTTATCAAGGCCGAACAGGAAAGTACCCTCGATAAGTCACTATTGCAGTATCTGTTATCGCTGGGGTAGGAGCATATCAACCTAGCTGGGGATTACCTCTGGCGCAACAGCATAGACCACTACGACCACTGTTGCCGAATTAACGTGCTTTATTTTCCGAATCCTGAGATGTCCCTTAAATGTGCGTAATTGGTACTTACCTAGCAAATTCTTTAGCAAAGTTACCAAACACTATAATATTCTTTAATAGCTAAATGATTTTTGTTAAGTAAGTTTTGACAAAAAAAACATTAAGAAATGTTACATATATCGTCAACTACACCTTTAATAACTGACGGTTAATTTTATGATTAACAAACGCTTAAAAGCCGCTCGTTTGCGTGCAAAGATCACGCAAGAAAAACTAGGGATTGCGGCTGGCATAGATGAAAAGTCAGCACGAGCGAGAGTATCACAGTATGAAAATGGAACTCATCAGCCAACCTTTGAAACAATGTGTGCGTTTTCCAAGGTATTAAACGTTCCTGAATGCTATTTTTATATTGTAGATGATGATTTTTCTGATGTTGTTTTGTCTATTCATCAGATTTTAGTGAATTACAAACACACTTCTAAAAATTGAATACTGTTTAAGATAGCACTGACACCCAATAATGGCGCTAACCGTACCCAGCGCCATTGGCTTGAGTTCACCCTTTTCTACCTTCCACGCGATGGCCAAATATCAGATGGATGTAACCCCAGTTCGGTAGCAATCAGATTTTCTCCTTTTGGCCACGGGCGATATAGTGCGTTACTTAATGTGGATGACGCTAATCCCGCTTTACGTGATACGGCTGAAAGATTTGTTCCCTGTTTCTTTAGAGCTGCAATAATATCTGCTGGATGCCAGTCACCAGAGATTGTTTTATTCATGATAGTCTTCCTTTCGATTCCTTTAATTTTTCTGCTAAGAATTCCTTAACACGATTCATGTTAAGAGATGCTAAACATTCCGTCAACATTCTTAAAGAAAATATATGTGACTATCGTTAATGATTTGACTTTACATGTTCATAGCTAAAATAACGTGCTCAAGTATCAAAAGTATTCGTTTTTGGTAACTAATCTTCATGCCACTTCACCTTGCCAAAAAATTTATACACAAGCCATTTTTGCAAAAACAAACCAGATTAAATAAAATATATAGCAATTAAATCTTTAATTATCATAAATAACAAATTAAACATTAAGACTATTGTTAAGTAAGTTTTGACAAAAAAAGTACTAAGAAGTGTTAAATATATCGTCAGCTACATGTCTAATAACTGACGGTTAACTTTATGATTAACAAACGTTTAAAAGCAGCTCGTTTACGTGCAAATATCACGCAAGAAAAACTCGGAATTGCGGCTGGCATAGATGAAAAGTCAGCACGAGCGAGAGTGTCACAGTATGAAAATGGAACTCATCAGCCAACCTTTGAAACAATGTGTGCGTTCTCCAAGGTGTTAAACGTTCCTGAATGCTATTTTTATATCGTAGATGATGATTTTTCTGATGTTGTTTTGGCTATTCATCAGATTTTAGTGAATTACAGACACGCGCCTGAAAATTGAATATAGTTTAAGGCGACTATGGGATAAATCCTTTCCCCACCACACCGAAGCCCCTCAGAAAAAATATTTTTCACATAAAAAAAGCGCACCACGATGAATAATGGAACGCTTTTTTTAATTATTTACTCATCGACAACTATTCGATCAGAATACCAGCACGGTCTGCTGTCCACTATCAGGATGCGGCGGAACTGCTTCAATCAATGTCGGCTTGGTGACGAACCGCACAAAGGTTTCATAACTAACAAACGTTGAGCCACAATTAATATTCTGGCACTGGTTGTAACGTTCCTTAGTTTGGGGCGTGTGTTCAAAACTGCTACGGGTGTGGGCGGCATGACCGCATAAGGGGCATCTCATCATAACGCGAGTACCTCAACAAACAGGTTGCCATAGCTGAAACTGGCACTAAAGCAACTATATCATATCTGAATCAGAAATTTTCACTTCCAATTGCAAGGATGACGTTAATCCACTGTCATTCAGGGTGTGTGTGTGTGACAGTTACCAGCGTCCAGTCTGCCGCGTCGATTTCGGTCTTGAAGCCACTCCCCCTGACTTTCATTTCAGGGAACAGCTCTGGCCTTCCCTTCGCCAGTCGAATAGAGAATGACGCCACACCACGCTGAATTTTCTCCCATTCTGCTTCAGCTGCACGTTCGGCATTGGCCTTGTTAGCATAGATGTGCTTCATCACAAAAACGTTACCCTCACTGCCAACCAGATAATGGTCCTGTTTTTTCTTTTCTTGCTGCGGATTAGTCTTACTTCGCTTGCGTTTGACAGTGATGTTCTCTTTTTTCCTCGGATTACGAGTATTAAGCCAACTGGCGGAAACGCCGGTGTAAGCGCCCCGGTCAGCCAGTGAAAAACGGTGACCGTCTCCAGACTGCCGGGTAATGATAACCGAAGGCAGGGACTGCCCGCTGGCAGCTTTGTTCTGCCCCTGTCGGATAAAAAGCAAATAGCCATTCTTGATAGTGGCAATGGCACCCTCCTGTTTTGCCAACCGGGTTAGAAAATTGCCGTCGGATTCGTTGGTCTGGTCAATATGACTGAGGGTGATGCTGGCTAGCATTTTGTCCACTTTCGGCGTCAAATCGTTACGCACGGCAATAGTGTGTACAATATCGCTGATCTTTTTCTGGTGATAAGCCACCTCGCGATTGATATTAAGCGTCGCCCGAAAATCTGCACTGCGGGCACGAATGATTATCTTGTCCGGCACACCACTGTATTCGATTTCATCCACAATAAATTTGCCTTTGTGGATCAGTGGTTCCCCCTGCCAGCCCAGATGCAGAGATAACTCCGTCCCACGACGCGGCAGAGATAACAGACCATCGCTATCATCCAGTTCAATATCCAACTGGTCAGCCTCAAAACCCCGATTGTCGGTTAGATTCAGGGAAATCAACCGTGACTGAATGCGGGCATTGACATTTTTGTCACCAGCACTGAGAACATACACAGGTGTATTAGTTTTGCCGGTTACCCAATCTAGTTTTAGCATATCAGGTAAAGAAATCATGAAAATAGCCCACCCAATTTGTGTGTGACACGAGTTTTCAAGTCAGTCATTTGGGTGCGAAGGTCGCCGAACATCTCCCCTAAATTGTCATCCACACGGCGCAACGTGACGGTAAAGTCAATTTTACGGGCGGTACCGTCGGTAAAAAATTCACTTTTGGTCTGGTCGATGCTTGCAATGATAAACATGCCGTAAATCGTGCCGCTACCATCCAGAAATGACCATGCCTTGCCACTCTCAGCCATCAATTGCAGAGCCAGCAAGGACAACCGGCCTCCGGTGATTTCAGGGTACAGGGCACCGGACAGCGTGATAGTATCGTTGTTCGGTCCCATAAACTGACATGTCGGACAAGCACCTACCCGATTGTTAAATCCATAGCGCCATGATTGTTGGTGTTGCAGGCTCTGGTATGGCGTGGTTTTCAGCATAAAGACAAATAAGCCGAGTGCGGCCATCATGAATAAAAGTCCTCGCTATCAGAAAATGAGCTACGGGCGCGGGCGCGTTGTTGTTGCTCGCGGCGATCCAGTTCACGTGCCACCGCCTGCGCAATATCCTGTGCGGATTGTGCAGGGACGGCGTGTATATGAATTTCATAAACAGATCGTCTGTTGTCCTGGATCTGGTTAGCAACTGAAACAACCGATGTCTGATACTGTGACGCGGGCAAACTGTATGGATGCAACGGAGCATTTTGGGCGCTGACTGGCGAGACTGCCCCTACAGATAGGGCCGCGATTGTCGCCAATGCAGCCGTTTGACGGCGACTAGTGACACGAGCAGGACCGTTAATGATCTCCGGGCCATATTCGCCCACGATACCAATCTTGCCCGTCGGGATGTAACCACCTTTATCGAATCCACCCGCCAGTATGCCGCTAATCGGACTGGTAGCCTCCTTATAAGCATTCAATGCCGCCTTTTGCCTGGGATCTTGGTTTTCTTCCTGCATAAAGTCAGGAGTCAAGGCGTCTTTAACCATCTTGCCCAGTTCGGAGAATTTCTTTTTCAGGGATTCCCATTTTTCCTCAATGCCTGCCTTAAGATTTTCGACAAACTCACCGCCAATCTTCTTAAATTCGGACGGAATTTTTTTCGTGTCAGCGACCAGCTCATTCCATTTGGCTAATGCCCGCTGTTTGATGTTTTCCCATGTGGTGGAAACAGAGTTCGAAATGTTGTTCCATAAGTTCTGGAACCACGGGCCGAGTTTATCCCAATATTGCCAGATCAAATAAGCGCCCACAGCAATCAAACCGATAACCGCTAAAATGGGATTTGTCCACATAACATGCCCCAGCCACATCGCCATTTTCCCAATATAGGAAAACACGTTACCAAGACGCAGCATTGAACCTGCTCCCTTGATACCCAACACTGACAGGCCAAATTTAACGATTGCCAGTGGTCCCAACAGGGCAACCAATGCCAGCGTAACCGCACCAAAAACCGTCAACATAATACCCAGCCCGATACTCACCATCGTTAACGTTTTGGTCAGTTCAGGGTTGGCCTTCATCCACTCACCCGTTTTACTGATAATTTTGGTGATACGCTGGGTGATCCCACGCAAGGGACTGTTCACACCGCCAAAGATTTGAATACCGATATCTTCCCACGCCGATGACAGACTTTTCAGGTCGCCGTCAAGGTTATTAGTCATAGTATCAGCGACTTTCTTAGCCTCACCTTGGGCGTTCTTCAATTCTTTGATGAGTTTCTGCAATTCCCCCGTACCGGCTCTTTCAGCCAATACCGACAGAGCGGAAAAGGCTTCCTCCCCGGCAATAGCTTTGAAAATGCCGGCACGCTGAGCGTTACCCATTTTAGTCGTTTTCTTGTCCAGCTCAGTCAGGATATCCGGCAAGGCGCGGAGATTACCCTTGGCATCCTTAGTCTGAATGTTCAGTTTTGCCAACGCTTTCGCTGCGGTGGCGGGCGGTTCAGCCAGTCGTCCTAAAATGGATCTTAGGGAGGTACCCGCCATACTACCCTGAATACCGGCATCACCGAGTTTACCCGTCGCCGCAGCGGCGGTTTCAATATCAACCCCTAAGCCTGCCGCTACAGGGGCAACATACTTCATGGTGTCACCCAGCATCATCAGATTAGTGTTAGAACGAGTAAAGGCACCCACTAGTACGTCACTCACCCGTTCCATTTCTTCGGATTTCAGCTTAAAACCCGTCAGGATATTGGAACCAATGTCCGCCGTAGCGGCCAAATCGGTATCACCCGCCAATGACATCGCCAATGTACCAGGCATGGCTGATCGTATCTGGTCTGGAGTAAAGCCGGCCATTGCATAAAAACTCTGTCCCTGCGCGACCTGATTGGCGGTGAATGCCGTTGTCGCGCCTAAGTGCCGCGCCTGCTCCTGCAATTTTTTTAGTTCGGGAGAATGCTTATCCAGACGGGTCAGTGACTGCACCTTAGACATCCCCACGTCAAAGTCATAACCCGGCATCATCACCCGTTTAGCGCCATAGAGCGCACCAACACCCGCTGCCGTTGCCGCAACACCGGTTGCCGTCATTTGGTTACGCACATCTTTCATTTTTTGGTAGCGAGAGCGGGCATTCGCCAACCGTTGTTCCTGCTGCCTCAGACGCCCAAGCTGCTGCTCCTGTTGCTGGAGCATACTGGTTGTGTGGTTGATGTCCGCGTTTATCCGTCTCTGCGCCTGTCCAAGCTGGTTAGTTGAGATACCGCTGGCGCGCAAGGCATCACGCTGACGTTGCAGGGACTGACTCAGGGATTGATTTTTTTCCTCGAACTGCCTGGCTGCGTTTTTTGCCCGCTGTAGCTGGTTGATTTGGGCCTGTGTCGGGTTTTGGCTGGCGTTGATTTCACGGGTCAGTGCCGCTACTCGTTCGGTGGCACTGCGGTAAGCCTGCCGGGTTTCAGTCAGTTGGCGCTTGGTCTTGCGAAAACCATCAATCCGTCCGGCCTGCTGGTTCAGTTCCCGGAGTTGCTGGCGCGACTGGCGAAGGGCTTCAGCCAGCCGTTTGTTAGAAGCCTGCGCACTCTTGAAAGGACGGGTAATTTTATCAACGGCATTCAGGATAACTTGCAGGCGTAAGTTTCGGTCACTCATTATCGGCCCCATTCCGTTTCATGGCCCGGTAACGCCATGCCAACAATTCAGGTAGGCCCATCTCAGTTGTCACAGCAGGCGGCCAATGAAACACGGTGGCAATATCTGCCACCAGTTCATCAACGGTTATTGATGCTGGAAATCGGACTTCACCGACTTCGGCAACAAAAAATTAACCACCTCAATGCAGAGGTTAATCAGATCGCCGGGCGACATCAGCAACAAATCATTTTTAGTCAGTGCTGGCGCGGTGACACGAGGCAAAACCAACATCATAGAATCGACGTCCATTTCCATCAGGGCCTGCAAACGAGCACCACGCAGTGCGCCACTGTTGGGCTTACGCACAACGACGTCGCTGATAGTGGTTGCACCACGAGTAATAGGTTCTTCCAGTGTCACTGTAGCGTGTTCCTGCTGGGCAACAGGGGTTTGTTCAATCATGGTGAATGTTCCTATGGTGATTTATAGATGATAAGCGTTCAATTGTTACAAACCGATGGCGCGTCGGTGGGCTTCCAGACGGTCAGCACCACCAACGATTTCCACCATATTAACGGTGTCGATTTCGATCAGGACTTCTCCGTCCCACGTCAGTTTGAAGTAGGTGTTTTTGGCGCTGACTTTGGTCTGGCTGTTATCGCCCTGTTTATAGCTGCCGTGGTCAAACTCCGAAAAGCGGCCACGCATCACGACTTCGACCGCAATCACTTCCCTGGTATCATCACGCTGAAAGGAGCCGTTAAAGCGCAGAGAAACACCGTCCACTTTCTCAATGCCCCATTGGCGGTAAAGTTGGGCTTCCACGCCGACCAAGGTAAATTCGGTATCCAGTGCGCCATCATCCAGCCCCAAGTCCACCGAGGCGGTACCATTCATGCCACCGCCGCGATAGGCTTCGAGCTTACGGCTCAGTTTAGGAAGCGTCATTTCTTCCACAACACCGATGTAATTATTGCCATCATTGAATAAATTCAGATATTTGAGTTTACGAGGTAATGCCATGAGTAGCCCCTTAGCTGTTAATGCTGTTTGCGAAATTCATCAGGTACTGGTCAGTGATTCGCTGGTGCAACAGCAGGTTTTCCAATGGCGGGATCGGCGTGTAGTTGTAATCGATGAACAGCTTGCCCGCTTTCAGGGTGTCCTTGGTGTTAGCGCTTTCGTCATACCAACACTGGCCGTCAATCAGGTAACCATTGGATTTCAGTTCACGCAGCTTGGCATTAATACCTTCGATAATGTCGCGTACCAGTGAAGGTGTCAGTGGCTTGTCAATCGCCCACATATGCGCATCAGCCATCGTGTCGGCCAGTACCTGCGCCGTGCGTGTGTAACTTTCGAACTGAAACAGTGGATCATCCGAACAGGTGCGGGAACCCCAGAAGCGAAAACCGTCCTTGCGGATCAAGGTCGTAACGGCGCTCTGGTTAAGTAGGTTGGCATCGGTGGCAACATCTTGCAAATCCCAAAAAACATCGGCAGAAATCCCTGTCACACCATTAACACCAACGTTGGACAGGGTTTTATGCCAGCCAGTTTCCTCGTCGATTTTGGCACGCAGGCCCAACGCACGAGCAGTTGCGTATGCAATAGACTCGCTATTTTTGACCGTATCCCAACTGAGGAAGTCCGGCCAAATCAACATCAGTTCGCGCTGGTTAAAGTTGTTGCGGTAGTTGATAGCCTCTGAGATGGTCTTGCAGCCATAGGCGTTGACATAAGCCATTGCCCGCAATTTCTGGGCAATACCCGCGAGAGCCGCCGCAACAGGTTGGGTATCGTGACCGGGTATACCTAGAATGCGTGGTTTAACACCGAGCTGACCTTGTGCCGCAGGCAGCGCCTGCATTCCCATTTTTTTACCTTCGTCGGTAACACCGCCAATGATATTCGACGTGGTTTCGACTTCGGTTTCCCCTTTGAGCCACACGCACAACAACAGTCACGGGTTTGGACTGGTCGGCAATCGCTCGCAGAGCATGGGACAGTGTGCCCGTTTTTCCAGCCTTACTACTGGCAGTCAGAACGTCGGTTAACAAGACTGGCATGTTCAAGGGAAAAGTTTTGGTGTCAGCATCATCCGCTGTGCAGACTAGCCCGACAATAGCAGTGCTGACAGTGGTAATAGTGCGCGTGCCCTCGTTGATTTCCTGCACGCGGACACCATGATGATAATCTTGTGCCATAGCGAAAGACTCCCGTAATGATGATTTCGCTATGGTGATCGCTGTGACAATAAAATTCAGTTGATTGGGTAAGTATCAGGGATAGCACAAAGTGGAGGATATAAAAAGAGTATTAGAGATGTTCATCCTTGAGTAATCAAAAGACTCATGCCGCGCACGATAAATGAAGCGACAATTCTTGTAACTTTGCACAGAATTGTATAAAATTTTATACAATCAGGTAAGGAAGGGAAACTATGACGAAAATCAGGAGCGGTACAGAGAAAGAAATTGCCTGGATTGGCTCTTCTTATGAAGATTTGTTAGCCTTCCCTACAGATGCACGTAAAGACGCAGGCTATCAGCTTCATAGAATACAGCATGGAATAGATCCTGAAGATTGGAAACCCTTTTCTGACATCGGTTCTGGCGTAAAAGAAATACGGCTAAGAGACAATACAGGTATTTATCGTATTATGTATGTTGCTAAATTCGATGAAGCTATTTATGTATTGCATAGTTTTCAGAAAAAAACTCAACAAACGAGTAAACATGATAAGGATATCGCTAAAGTACGATACAACGCAGTTATCCAGCAGCGGAGAAATATCAAATGACCACTAAAATTGACACTGAAATTCGTAGGGTAACTCCAGCCGGGCATAATATATTTTCTGAGTTAGGTTTTACTGAGCAAGAGGCTCAGCAACTTCATGCAACCTCTTTACGAGAAATAGAAAACACATTGCAAATCAAAGAACGGTTAATGGAAGAAATTACTTTATGGATTGCAGATAAAAAAATGAAACAAACTGAAGTAGCAACGGTGTTGCACATTTCTCGACCAAGAGTATCTGATGTTGTGAATAAAAAGGTAAGTAAATTCACCATTGACGCATTGGTTAATATGTTAACCCGTATAGGAAAACCTGTTCAGATTACGGTAGGCTAAGACCCACACATAAAGGTGTTAGAGCAATTCAAAACAAGAGGCACCTAGAATGGGTGCTTCTTGGCATTTCACAAGATTCAACCTTTCGGTTCAATACCTCGTTCCCGTAGTTCTTTACGCAAAATCCGCTTAATCCATATAGCTGAAAAAGTCGACCTCATGACCTCATAAACCAGCACCCACGCCAACCTAGAGCGGAACGTTTATCTGCGCAAAAGGAGCGCAGATAGCCCCAATTGTAGTGTTAGCCGAGTAAAACGTGTATAGACACTGCACAACACGGAGTATAAAAAACAATTTCAGGGATATTAAAACCCTAATTGTTCTACCACATGATTAACTATGTGAATCCCTCTTTAGCTACGCTATCTGATGAAACTGGTATAGATAGAAAGTTATCAGCATATTGAGGAATATCTTCTTGGGATTCTTTTTATGAGAACACTTGGCTCTAATGATAACAAATGTGCTATATGAACAAATTCCACAACATCCAATCTTCTTTCACCATTCTCAACTTTCGCAATAAACGATTGAGGGCGATCTAGCGCTTGAGCTAAATTCTCTTGAGTGACTCCCTTTGCTATACGAGCCTCACGGAGTGCTTTGATAACTACTTGATATTCATCAGAGTAAATTGAAACCATATATTCAATCCTACTAAACATTTAGGATTAAATATCAATCGATTGTTGATTTATACCAAAATGGGATTTTTTATTTTATAAGCTCTGATCGTTTTAACTTGTTAGGTAGTTTTTTGAACAGTATTTTTCCTAAAATTAGTCCATGATCGACAGATAGCAAATGTGCTATATGCACAAATTCAACCACATCCAACCTTCTTTCACCATTTTCAATTTTAGCAATAAATGATTGAGGTCGATCTAAGGCTTGAGCCAAGCTCTTTTGAGTAATACCTTTTTCTATCCTAGCCTTACGAAGAGCGTTTATAACCAGTTGATATTCATATGAATAAATCGATGCCATTTCTTTAACCTTGATTAATATCCCAAAATCGAATATCAATCATTTACTTAAATATCCCAAAACAGGATAATTCATTGCGTTTGTTATATGGAGATATAAAGGAAATGAATAAAAAAGATTGGCATACCGCCGACATTATCGCTGCCTTACGTAAGCTCGGCACTACCTTAGCAGCAGTATCACGTAAGGAGGGACTTAGTTCATCTACGTTAACTAATGCTCTATCACGACCTTGGCCTAAAGGAGAATGGATTATTGCTAACAATCTCGGAGTACATCCCTCAGAAATTTGGCCAAGCCGATATTTTGATGAGAATGGACAACCTATTGAACGAGTTAGCCGAAATAATTCCTCAATGTGATTAATTCCCAACCAAATGGTCTAAGTTCGGTACAATATCGAACCTAGGCCATGTTAGCTGCTTAGACTGTCTAACTATTGGAGCTAGTTTATTGCAACCCTTATTCTATTACTCTGGGTTTTTCAGGCCAATGAATATCTGGTACTAAATTAACATCAACGCGGTTCAGTAATACCCGATATTTTTTCAAAGCGGCTAACAGCGATTTTTCCTCATCACTCGCCATCCCCAAATCTACCGCATCTTGTAACGGGGCTATCTGTTTACCTACCGTGAGCATAAGTTGCTGTTTCTTATGTTCTGCTTGTTGCTGCTGTTCCTGCCTAAGTTGTACCTTACCACTTTCTGATATTATCCATTTTTCACCATCATATTTATGATAAACGGACGGAGCACGTTCAATGAGTACTGGATAACCCTCTTTACTACTGACAATTGATAAACCGCGCGATTGCCCGGCGAGTAATTCATTGTGTTTTTCTGCTGTTATTTCAACGCATTCTTTATAAGCTTCATTATAAAAAGCGCATTCTTTTCTGGAGAAATAAACCATTTATACCCCCCAAAATAATATATGTACAACTCTGTCTGGATTCTCATTATTGTTAGGAGTGCCAGCTTGATATTCAAATGTCGATAGTGTTGCATTACGTACTAATGTGTGACCCGTTGATGTATTGATACTCGACATACTGGCAATATAGCCAAAAAACTTATTTTTAAAAGAAATTGGATAATTAACTTTTACCCATGATTGTTGACTGGATGCAACTTTAACCCATTGAATCATTATTCCCGTATCCCCGCATTGCCACCAACCATTTTCAGATTTTATCGCTGCATTTTGTAGCGCAAGGGTACCGCTTCGCTCTGGAGTTAATATATTGTAACGCCGCCGATTGCTCGGATCGTTGGAATAGATATGCAACAATTTTCCTTCTGAGCCGTTAATTCCTACCACATACCCATCTTTCGATTTGAAACGCAATTCAGGAAAGGGCGTTTTGCTATCAATCAGTAAACTACCAACAGTGGCGCTCTTATCGCTAGAAATATGCAAGAAAATATTATCACTCTCAGATTTAGCATAACTCCCCACATCCCCAGCACTTAAACTCAGATCCCCGGTCAACGCCTTACCGTTGATTTTCCGGTTGCTCGGTACTGCTCCTTTAGCCAATACCACCGTTTCCAACAAATTGAGGTTTTTCACAAAAGCATTTTTGTCAGGAATGTCAGCGCCGTTCCCCTTCCTGGACAATCGACTATTAGCATTGTCATTAGCATCAGTCGCATTCTGGTTTGCCGTGTTTGCCAGTATGTTGACTTCATTCACACGAGAATCGATTTCCCCTTTGGTATACGCCCCAATATCCCCCGCATTCAGTGAAATATCAGAGGAAAGCACCTTCCCGTTCACCTTACGACTAGCAGGCACACGGCCATTAGCGTTATTGTCCGCGACATTTGCCAAGTCATACGCCGCCTTAACCGCCTTCGGGGTTGCCGCGTAGGTTTCACTGCTGCTGTCTACCGCGCTGCTCAAAACAACGACACCTTTATCTTTTAGCGTAGCGTCAGGGTGGTTAGGGTTCTTCACATGAGTTTGAATCGACTCGTCCACATATTCCCGCGTTGCCAGCACCACGGAGGGATCAACTTTCAATGTTACTGTGTCAGTGCTGCTGACAATCAAGACCATACGAATAGTCTGTGTACGCCCAGCGCCTTCCTGTAACTGCGGTTTGTAAGTCTCCGCGCAGTTTCCGACGGCAATCAAAATGCCGTCTTTATCAAACAGGCCAATTTCCCGTATCCACCAACCGCCCTCGTTTTCGGGGATTACCTGCTCGGCAATAATCTGGTTAGTATTCTTGGGATCAACATTTAGCTCATTAATCGCCGCACGACGGCGTTCGTTAACCAGTTTAGTCTGTGCAGTATCTGGTGTCGGCAAGCTTCCGCCACCATCACCAACAGCCATATGGGTGATTTCAATCTTGGTACCCAACGCGGCGGCATTTGCCAGCTTATCCGCGCCCAATTGAGTTAACAGGGCAAAATATTTGGTCCTCATGACTCAATCCTCACATCATCAATAATATGCACTCCAGCCCCTACTACATCAGAGCCAGTGACAGTGATTAATTCCGGGATATAGGGGTAAACGGTTAATACATCACCGCTGTAACTGGTGACTGCGCAATAATTTTCGCCTCCGGTCTCCAACTGAATAGACATACCGACCAAATGCCGTGAAGCGGGTTTAGCATCAAAAATCAACCGCTCTAGTTCTTGATAAGTTTCCGCTGTGATACCGTTTTCCATGACACCAATATCCAACCGGAAAGTGCCGGGGGCATCATTAGTTTGCCACCATTCGATAACACGGATGAGATAACCGAATGGTTCCACCACACGGCGGATAGCGCCTATTGTTCCCTTATGCTGATGAACAAACATCGACGCCTTAATTGACTCGCGTTTAGTACTCTCCGACCAATCCATATCCCAGCGATCAACTGACCACGCCCACGCCAGATAGGGGAGCAATTTCACTGGACACCGCTCAGGACTCCACAAGTCACGAAGGAGAACCGGCACAGCTGACAGACTAGCGAGGGCTTCAGCGGCGGCTACTTCCAGCAGTGATGATCCGACTGGTAACAAGCGGTTATTCATCCGCTCCCCCAATCACTACCTGCGCACGTGTGCAAAAACTTGCTTGAGTTTTATCCAGAATCACATCCTGCGCCGGAGCTTTCAGGTGAACACGCTGAACACCTGGCATATGCAAGACAGCAAAAATGGCACTGCGCACGATATCGCGACCAATCCGGTGTTGCTCGGCAGTGTAACGCGCCAGTCTTTCACGCACAGCCTGCAATATCGGCTCATATTCCGGGGTTGGATACAGGTACAGCACGGCATCAATTTGATAATCGACAATCTCCACAGACTGTACGGTCAGGCGATCAGCCACGGGGCGAACGTCCTCATCATTCAGAGCAGTATTCACGACCGCAATCAATTCATCACTGGCCGCACCGCTCCCCTCACGTGACAAGATACTGACGGTGACACAGGCAGGCGCTGGGCTGATCACCGACGCATCGGCAACCCGCCCGTCAGCACTGCGCGCATGGTATTCATAGGACGCCACCGGGCCAGCGACGCTTAACCCCTCGAACGCTTGCGGAATGCATACCCGAAAATCAGCGTCAGATTCCAGCACCGCAGAGATCGGCGGTATGGCGAGATTATCAGCGGGCTGTAATACCAAACGCTGCACATTGTTATTCGCCCCCAGTTGGTCTAAATCGCTGCCTATGGCATACGCCACCATCGCCGCCCGCGCTGCTTCATTGATGCGCTGACGCAAGAGCAATTCCCGATAGGCGTTTTCCTGCAACAGTTTGGTGATGGGTTCGGATTCCAGCGCCAACGTACGGGTGATAGCATCGCGATGCTCTGGCGGATACAGTGAAATCAGTTTTTCTTTTCGCTCAGCCAGCAGGGTTTCGAAATCCAATAGTTCGACAACCTCCGGCGGCGGTAACTGACTAAGGTCGATGGGCGGCATGGTCACCCCACAGGCACAGAAAAAGCAACCGGGACATTGGATAGCCGATATTGGCCGCTGATATCAACAGTCATGTATCCGGCTTCACCCTGATTGATAGTGATAGCGGTCAGGGTAATGCGGGGTTCCCATCGCTGGATGGCGGTATAGCACGCAGCCATAATTTGCAGACGTAAAGCAGGATTTTGGGGCGCATCAATCAGTTCGGATAACAACGAACCATATTGGCGGCGAGTAATACGGCTACCCATCGGCGTTAGCAAGATATCGCTAACTGACTGGCGAACATGGGCGATATCGCTGATAGCCTCACCCGTCTGTCGATTCATACCAAGGTACATCATGATATGGGGACTCCCGATGTACTGTCACCGGAGCGCACACCGTGGTGTCGGTGCGAATCCACCACAATCCCGTTAGAACTGAATTCACCCCCTACATGGACGATATTGCCGCGCATAGTGCCGCTTTTTCGCACTTCCAGACTGCCCGTAGTCAGATGGTGGGTGCAAATGACGGTGGGTGTATCCAATGTGATCTGATTGCCGGCCACACAAGTGATTTCTGGTGCAGTAACATGTACGGAGGCCGACGCGGTGATCATGGCAGTCTTAATACCTGTGACAGTTAAGGTGCTGGTCTGCGGTTCATATTCCATCACGGCACCATCAGGAAAAGCGATACACACCGCTTCCGGTGATGCCGAAGGGGCCGGAAACTCATCAGAAAAAATCGCAGGCAGTATAAAAGCTGTGGTCAAGTCACCACCAAGGGATAGCAATAAAACCTGTTCATCAATACTGGGCGCCCACCATGTTCGGGAACTTCCCGCTCTGGATGTCAACCAGTGCAACCAGTCGGTTTCAAGATTGCCTGTCATAACCCGGCACATGCCCCGTGTAGTATCTACCTGGGTAATGACGCCGATTCGGATCAGATTGCGCAATCGGCGCAACAGTTCAGTTAATTGTGTGTTCATGCAGACAACAATGTCACCCCAAACCCTCACCTGCACGTCATGAGGTTTGTGTACTGACTGGCACACATCCGTGGATGAGATGGGAAAATATCTGGTCTTCGATATGTTGAATATCGCTCTGTGTCAGTCCCAAAAGTCGCCGCGATGGATATTTGGCTTCAATGTTTTTCCCTCTCATACGTTCCTTTAATCCGAACTGATGCACACGAGCAACCGCAGTGACTTTCGATGCGAAAAAGATAATGGCTTCCCGCTCACTGGCGGACAGACGTAAGTAACGCGCAGTAGCCAGTTTCTTAAACATGCGGGACTTTTTATTGGATTTTCGGGTACTTATCCGGTCGGTTTTGACGTCCAGAAAACGTTGGATATCGCGTTTGTAAAAAGTACGCTGCCCTTTACGCTCAGCATCATAACCGGTAATCGTTTCACCCTTCTTGCCCTTGCGGATTTGCCAATTTTTCAAGGTGCGAGGTTCACCGCGCCAGATAAATTTTATACCATGCTGTACAGTGCGGGTTTGTGCCTTGCGTTGGGTAAAACGGCTGCCGTCAGGGTTACGCTGGGATCGGATACGTTGCATTTGGCTCTGTCGTAAGTCCCGTGCGATATCACGGGCTAGCTGCTTTCGACTGGCGGGAGAAAGTTGATTCAACAGGGCGGTTAGTGCGGTATCCAAAGGCTGCAATGCGTCACCGTTCATCTCACCACCTGTCAAACGGGTTTTCAGGCTCAGGAACGGCGCACACCGTGCTAACCTGCCCTTGCTGGGTGACCAGTACACGCTCGGTCAGTTTCAGATCGATACTGATATCAGCGGTGTCATCATTGAGAATATTCACGTCAAAAGTAAAGCCGCTGCGGCGATTGTCAGGATGAGCGAAAATATCTGGCTGGTGCTCGCGTATCCAGTGCACGATAACCACCATGAGCACATCCTGATCATCGGGATAGGCTTCAATAATCAGGTTTAGCGTGTATTCATATTCGTAAGACAAGGAGAGTGCCATTGTCGCCAAAACGACGCCATCTTCAACAAACAAATGCAGGTATTCAGGGTTGTCGCGCAAGTAGGGGATCTTTTCTGTCAGGACTTTCCGCAAAGCGTTAGGCTTATTCATGTGTCACCTATCTAATCTGTTCTATTTGTCGAATGGCCTGTTTATCCAGATTGCACTGTTCAATAACCGCCAGTAACTGTGCATTCAGCAACAAGCTATCACCCCATGTCATTGTGTCGGATATGACCGGGGGCAGACAGTCAGCGAGCAGATGCATCGGAATCGGCATCAACGGTACCTGAACGTATTCGGTTCGCGTGCTGCTGCAACCGGACAACAGCCCTATCAGGAGCAGCACGACGGGCGCAATCATTACCGACAACAACAGTGTTGATAGCCGCCTGAATTTGTGCAGCATCCACGGCTGATCGCTTCCGATTTTCGTTATTAACCCGTGAGATATCATTGATTATCGTGATGGTCTGGAATGCGTTATCGGTAATGGTTTGCTGTTGCTCATACCGCTGGTTCAGCGTTTGGTATTCATCGCTTTTTTGCTGATACTCACCGTAATAGAACCAGAGCAGGCCAGACACTGCCACCAGCGTACTCAAGGTGAATATGTGCAGATTAAACCTCATAACAGCGCAAACGCCCGTTTAATGATCATATCGGCATATGGTTGCTGTCCGTTCTCCATTTGAATGATGGCGCAAACCAATCGAGTCATGATCACCGGATTATCAACATCAATCACCACGTTACAGGGAATACCCACCGTCCGGCTCATATATGCAATGTAATTTTCGGTATCATTTTCATTCGGGGGTGCCCAACGAGAAATTATCTGCCGGATACTGTTCAATCCGTATTTTCGTTCATAATTGCGGATAATCTTGATAATGGCCCGTATGCCGTATTCTGGTGATACAAATTGACAAAATGACGGGTCTGTTTGTGTGTCGTGTAATCCCAGCCATTTATCGCCGTGGCGGATATTGCCCGGATTATGGTTGCGAACACCTCTAGTCATGTGATTTGTCTCCCAAACGTTTATTGATTGCGCGAAGGGCAAATTCACGCAGTTTTTCAACACCAATAAAACCAATGGCACCCCCCAAAGCCGGTGAAACACTGCCGGGAATGCCAAACAGTTCCAACCCGCTGGAAACACCCCACGACAACGCGCCACATAGCAACGGTTCAACCCAGCGTTTTTTCCGTTCTACGCCGTCATAAATCAGGCGACCATAACAGATCAGTACAGCCAGTAAGGAGCCGGATATCTGCGGCCATGAATTTCTCAGGCCATTCAATAAATCGGCCCATAAATCCGGTTGTTTGTTCATTTTCTAATCCCATAATTGAATGACGGGCGTTACAGCAGCAGGCGTGATTTCAGGCAGTTCAATCTCGGTACCCTGCGGCAGGATGGCCCCAACATCGGCCAAACCGGGATTGGCTGCTAATACCCGTTCGGTGACTCCCTGTGTTCGTCCATAGTGACGCCAGCATAAGGAATCCACGGTGTCATACTGTTGTGCCCTTACCCGCATTAGATCAGCGCCACAATGACATGATCCCGCCCCTGTATCCGACACATCGCCCATTGCGCATCCCGCCACAGGTCATCAATGGTGATTTCCATTGCCTCAGCCTTTTTGCTGCCGGTCTGAGTAGTGTCGATATCGCGGTAACGTTCGATCAGGTTCGCCTTGGTCAGGCAAAACACCGCTCGACGATAGAGATAAACCAACTCACTCTCGCCATTGAGAGTATCGGCGGGAATGTCGGTCAGTGATGAGTATCCCTCATCGATATGGATCTGCCGCCAATGGTTCAGCTCGCGATTCACCTCAACAATGGCGTTGGAAATTGCTTGATGTAATCTCGGCGCAGTGACCGTACCATCTGTGCGCATCTCGTCACGGTAGCGACTGATCTCGATAACAGGAAAAAACGGGACACTGGTCATGGTGGCCTGTTTATCCGTTGCCGGTGCGGTTGAAATAAAGTCCATATTGCCCCCTGAATAGGTGGGCGGTGAACAGGGCGTTGAGACTTCGCCACCCCGTGCCGCCCCGGCGCGTTGGCACGTTCGGTTATGTGTTGTCGTGTTTCTGACTGCGGAGCGCTCTGGCAAGTTGCTCTAAGTCTTTTTTCACGCCAACATGATTATTCAGTTCTAAAGCCCTGCTCAGTGAACAATAAGCAGGCTGCGGCTGGTTGTTATCCCGCTGGCTGTAACCGAGCCATTTATATAACTCCGCCCTCACCTTATCGGGCATATCCTGATCGTGGGTGAGATTGGTCGCCCGTTCCAGCGTGGCAAGAGGCATCGGAGATTTAGCGGTATAGCAACGCTGGGCTGCTTCGGCGATCTCTTCTGTAACGGCACAGCCCGTTGTCCGCTCATGATTTTCGGGCATAGCGAGTCGGTGCTGTAACGCGTACTCGGCGATATCCAGCGCACCATCATAATCACCTGCATCAATGCGCCACAGCAGGACATACATCAGCACATCATCTTGATGACCTATCCCCCTGTGTAATACCCCAGTAATCCACGGCGCATATTTAGGCAAGATCTGCCTTTTGTGCTGCGCTTTGCGCTCCATAGACTGGATTTTTTTAAGGTGACGGCGGTCTTGCTCCAGCATCAGCAGCATCTGGTTATAACCACCGTGATTTTGCAGCGCGGGACTACTCAGTTGAGCGGCCTCGGTCGCCTGTAATCGCATTCGGTGACGCTGCCACGGGCTAGCCATTATGGTTCCTCAGTGTCGGCGTTGTGCTCAGATGCGCCATTATCTGGCTGCGGCAACGCTGCTTTTTTGCTGGCTGTCAACATCTCAATATTTTCAATCAGAGCCACACCGCGATAGTCTTCAACGACATACGCCTCATTGACTGATTCGTAGTTTTCAATGCGATCACGTTTGGGGTTATCCAGTACAGAACGTCGGCGGGTGCCTTCCTGATAATAGATAGACAGATTATCCAGACGGCTAATTAGCAATGCTTTGGGCGGGAAATACGGTACACGCACTGCGGGCAAATTACCGATACGTTTCTGGCTGATAATCACATCTGCCGCCATTTTTTCGGTGTTGGGCTGCGACTGATTGACCAACGGGAAATATTTGTCAGCCAGCAGTTCACGGCCACAGATGACCACCAGTTCCGTATCATCCTGATATTCTGGGTCGATAGCATTGTTGGCGGTATCTATCACCAATGCGTCAAGATTATTAAAATCTCCCCCATCTCCTACACGGATGGTTTCAGATATAACCTTACCGGCTTCGTCAGTGATATTGCTCATGACATGATCCGGTGCATCCTGTCGGATTTTTTCCAACCAGCCGATATTTACATCTTGCAATAGTGGATATTGAACGCGGTTTGAAGTTTTGGCGCGTTTAACCCCATTCCAGCCGATCATAATGCGGTCCAATGCCTGACGACGGATAATGACGTTACGGATACGTAACTGGAAATCTTGAAATTTCGCCCACAAGTCTAGTTTTTTGTAAGGAATGCTAGTATCAAAGTTGGTTTGTTCGCATTTGTATTCAATAGCGTTGAATCGGGTCGGATCGGAAGTTTCTCGCTCCTTACTGTCGGTGTCTGTCGTCCCTGCAATAGTTGAACCGATACCTAGCCCAATCGCTTCGCCCGACTGCTCGCTGACGGGAACCATGTTAATTTTTTGCAGAAAATCGGCACTTTGCTGGATTTCATCTTCCAACGTCTGGGCAACGGATGGATTGACTTCTACCTTGCCTGTAAATGCCGTGGCGTCCACACCGTAAATTTCACCCAGACGCATCAGAAAGGCGTTAAATTTAAATCGAGTTTCGTTCTTCATGGGGTTGTTCCATTAACAATTAGTCAGATGTTTACTGACTGGAGTGTCGGCGTTCGGCGATCCCAGCGAAACAGGTCGGTGTGTTTTCTGGCTGTCTTGCTGACTCAACTGAGTTTTTAAGTCACTAAGCTGGGTTTCAAGTTCGGTCTGCTTCTGTTTGATAGCAGCTATTTTGCCTATTTGTTGAGAAAGTGTGTTTACGGTTTCCACCGTGGCCTGCTGCTCTTGGGCACACAGTTCGACGGCCCGATGGATATCGGTAAAACGAGTATCATCACTCTGCTGCTTTTTCTGGAAGAACGTCTGTACACAGGAAAAGAGAGAGATTTTTTCGGTTTCCTCTGACAAATCAATAAATTCGAGCAAAGTTTCTTCCGCGGCAGTAAAAACATTGTTCGGGTGCTGCTTGCGTGAATTCAGCGGGTTATTGGTCGCATTAGCGCTAAACTGCAACATTTCAGTGCCAAGGCTCGCCGGACTGTCAGTAACGGCCAATCCCACCAGATACGCCCCGCCGAAGTCAGCAAAATCCAGGTTGATTTCGGCGGAGGTGTAAACCTTTTGACGCTTACGGTTCATTTCCACCAGATCATCGGTGGGTAAAAGTATCCCATACAGCCCCAGCTTGCCCGCCAGCGCACCGTCCTTGATTTCTTCGGTAAAAACCGATTCCACATCGCCAAAGCGCGGACTCCACGAAAAATTGTAATGTTCCATGTTGATACGCGCACCGTAGGTCTGCGGGTCATAGTTGGCGGCAATCTGTGTCAGCCATTCGCGCTGAACCTTGCGCCCGTCTGTGGTTGCACCTTCCACACAGATTCGAAAGGGTTTGGATTTCTTCGGCATTGTAAGCCCCCGATTATCAATGAATCAGTCATGGCCTACTAGTTTGTATCGTCATGTCGAGGAAACAATAAAATGCGGTTGTGTCTGGGCTGGCACACAGGCCAGACACAGAGAAATGACGGACGGGTCTGTAGTCTGGTGGCATGAAAACAACGCCCGATTTTGATCCCCGTAAGCACGCAATGCACCTGTATTTTAACGGGTACCGGATCGCACGGATTGCGGAAATGCTCAACGAGAAAGCATCAACTATCCATAGCTGGAAACGTCGCGACAAATGGGATGAGGTGACCTCGTTTGAACGAGTCGAGTTATCTCTTGAAGCACGGTTATGTCAGCTTATCGCCAAGGAGCAAAAAGAAGGCAAGGACTTTAAGGAAATTGACCTGCTGCACCGTCAGTTAGAACGACAAGCGCGGATCAGGAAATACAGCCGCGGCGGTAATGAAGCCGATCTGAACCCCAAAATTGCTAACCGCAACAAAGGTGAGCGCCGGCCACCGGAAAAGAACGTGTTCAGTGAAGAACAAGTCAAAAAGCTGGAAGACATTTTCCGCTCGACCCTATTCGATTATCAACATGATTGGTATCACGCCGGATTAGCGCATCGTATCCGCAATATCCTGAAATCCCGCCAAATTGGTGCGACATTCTTTTTTGCCCGTGAAGCCCTGATCGATGCGTTGACTACCGGACGCAATCAGATATTTCTCTCTGCCAGTAAAGCGCAGGCCCACGTATTCAAGCAGTATATCCTGGAAATGGCGCGGGAAGTGGACGCCGAACTAAAAGGCGATCCGATCACCCTGAATAATGGTGCCACCCTGTATTTTCTCGGTACCAATGCCCGCACCGCGCAAAGCTATCACGGCAATCTCTATCTGGATGAATATTTCTGGATTCCGAAGTTTCAGGAACTGCGTAAGGTAGCATCCGGTATGGCGATGCACAAAAAATGGCACCAGACTTACTTTTCTACACCGTCCAGCTTAACCCACAGCGCGTACCCGTACTGGTCAGGTAAACTGTTTAACCGTGGCCGCGCCAAGGCCAATCGCATTGACATTGATATTAGCCATCAAGCATTAGCCAGCGGCCTACGATGTGCCGATGGTCAGTGGCGGCAGATTGTCACGGTTGAAGATGCAGTCAGAGGCGGCTGTAACCTGTTTGATATTGACCAGTTACGGCTGGAATATAGCCCGGACGAGTACCAGAACCTGCTGATGTGTGAATTTATGGACGATATCGAATCCATTTTCTCACTGCAACTGATGCAGGGTTGCATGGTCGATAGCTGGGAAATCTGGGACGATGTGCAACCCCTGATGCTACGCCCCTATGGTTATCACCCTGTCTGGATCGGTTATGATCCCGCCAAAGGTGGCGAGAATGGCGACAGTGCCGGTTGTGTCGTAGTCGCTCCACCGCGAGTACCGGGTGGCAAATTCCGCATCCTTGAACGTCATCAGTGGCGTGGCATGAACTTTCGCGCTCAGTCTGACGCCATCAAACGACTGACGGAACAGTACAACGTCGAATATATCGGCATTGACTCGACCGGCGTCGGGCATGGGGTTTACCAAAACGTCAAAGAATTTTTCCCGTCCGTGCGGGAATTTGTCTATAACCCCGCCGTTAAAAACGCGCTGGTACTTAAGGCATGGGACATTATCAACCATCGTCGGCTGGAGTTTGACGCCGGCCAGACCGACATTGCACAAAGTTTTATGGCTATCCGCCGTTCTACCACCGCCAGCGGCAACCGCCCGACCTATGAAGCCAGCCGCAGCAAGAGGCGGCAAAGCCGCCAGAAAACCCCAAACCCACGCCTTTAACATCAGCGTTAAATTTAGGAACAATGTTCCATTTAACAGTACGGGTAATAAAAGAAGAGGAATCGCCCAAACGGGGCGAGTAGACACCGGAAATACGCAACACATTTTCGCCGTAAGCATTGCCCTGTTCAGTGATTTCATAGGACAACCGCACGGTTAAATCTTTCCGTGCAACCAGAGGCCCACCCTGGAACTCGGTATAGGCGAACCAGTCCCCCACATCCGCAGCAAATCGAACATTATCCATATCTGCATCAGGCAAAATTTGCTCATCACCACTCAAACGACGCAATTCTCGCCAGACGGAAACAGGAGCACCGCCGATCTGCTGAAACTGCCGGATACGCCAACGACTGGCCCAGGCAGCAACAGACCGTGACATATCCTTAAGAAGTTGGCCTGTTTCCCCATCCTTTTCGCCATCTAGCGCGTAACCGTCGATATTCTTGGAAATGTACTTAGCGATATAGCCCGTAGCCGAACCTTTCGCCTTATCGATGGGCTTCACATGGAATCGTGCTTTTAGTGCTTTCTGCCCCTGTAATTCTTCTGAATCTTCCAACCGGGCGTAATAACACATGATGTCACGCATTTCATCGACATGTTCAGGACGCATAAACAGCAACATGTGCCAATGCGGCGTGCCATCATGGTGAGGTTCAACTACACGAAAACCGAAGGCGCTGATCCCCGCACGGGAATAAGCCGCCCTGATTTTCGCCCAGACGTTGCACAGATATTTTTGTGTATCACGGGGACTGGCCCCGTTCCAATTTGAAACAAAGCCACCGACACTGTGGACAGCGTGATACTTTGATGGCGCGGTGATGGTATAAAACTCACCGGCATAGCCGAGTTCGTCAGCCAGATTTTCAAAACCGCGCATTCTCACCATCAATTCACTACGGCGGACGGCGGGATTAGCCACACTACCGAGTACCATATCTTCCAGCGGTACCCTGTCGCCCTGTTCATTCTCAACATCAAACTGTTTGATAAAATCCCAATTGCGGCGCTTCTGTTCCAACCATTCACGCAGCGTACTACGGGAAACGTAGGGAGATGCCGATTTCTGCACTTGACCTACCGCAATAGCCATATGCTCGGCGCGAATATCACGCATTCTTTTCAAGCGGGCATACCACCATTTATCCGACATCATGCGCAGGAGGCCGGCACACAATTGATCGACTGTGGCACCTTCCCTGCCTTTGGTGAACTGCTGCCAGTAAGGGGCTGTTGTGCCGGCTTGTTGAGTCAGTTTTGCCAGTAACTCATAGATACGGATCAAACGTTTTCTAGCGTCTTGCTCACTCGCAGGTTGTTGATTGACATACTGAGCCGATGTGTTTTCGTAGTTCTCGACCATAAAATGGGAAATTCCCCAAGCAAGCTGTTTTATATCCTTACGCTCCAACGTAACCAATCGCTCTAACTGCTCAATAAAAGGGAATGGGGTAACGCCGGATACCTGATTCTTGAATTGATAGCGTTCAGTGACTTTATTCAGCCGTGGTAATACGTTCTCGCCAAACTGACGCAAAAACGTATTAGCACGGCGGCGATTACCCCCCGATTGGGTAAATATTTTTTTGTACCGGGCAGCAAAATAGAGCGCCAAAAAATCGGGCATATCACCGATAATTTTATGACGCCAGTCATAATCATCAGGGTTTACCTGCCACATGATCTGTTCAGCTAACGTTGACTCGCCGGGCAAACCGGGCTTGAACATCTCATATTGCAGGCGTTTTGACTGCTGGTAATCGCTGTTGTGCTCCTGCAACAAGTCGATTAACTCACTCATGCACTCGCCTCTAGCGTCGCAATAATTTCTATTACTGGCTGACGATTGCCATTGGCGGCAATGGTGCGTGGTGCTTCGATTTCATGGATAGTGAACCCCAAATCGGCATAAAGTTCTTTGGCTTCAATGGAGTTGGAAACTGTGACAGGAACGCCCAATAATTCATTGAGCTGTTTCAGAGAGGTAGCAAGCTCCTGATGGTCATTATGAAGAAAGCCATTTTTGCAATACTGCGTGAAATTAACGCCTTTGGTGAAATAAGGCGGATCGCAATAAACCACATCCCCAAAATCAACCAGTTGCAGTATTTCGCGCCAATCAGCACAATGAATAGAGGCAATCTTGGATTTCTCAGCAAACGCCAATATTTCTACTTCGGGAAAGTAAGGTTTTTTACAATTCCCAAAAGGCACATTGAATTCACCTTTTGAGTTATAACGACACAGGCCATTAAAGCAATGCCGGTTTAGAAATAAAAATACTGATGCGTGCCATATCTGCGATTTATACTTTTCATCATCAGAATTAAATAAAGCTCTCAGACAATAAAACCCATGCTCGATATTAAAATACGAAAACCAGTCTTGCGCAGAATTTATAAATCCATCACAATTCTCTTTGATGCACTGATACATATCAATTAAGTCGCTGTTAGCATCCGCAATTAAATACGCATCATATTGCGTATTCATCATTACAGAACATGAACCTGCGAATGGTTCAACCAATCGTTGACCTGCTGGCAAATAGGGCAGCAATTTATCCATAATGCGAACTTTGGAACCTGCCCATTTCAAAATAGTTTTATTCATCAATTCATATACTCCGATAATGCTTCTGTTTCAGTTCAAAAACTTCCTGACATGCGACGCAGCGGATGACTCCAGCGATACTCATCCGGCGCTCTACGGGGATAGGTTGGTCGCACTCTTCACATTCAAATGCAGAGACACCAACAGAGCGGTTTATATGCTCTGATATTCTGTGCTCTAAATAACATTTCATAATTTTGCTACACATGGCCTTCTTCAACCCATTGTTATATATAGAATTATGAGTAGTATAAGATGTAGCGCTATTTTGGAATCTTATTTAGCGTTTTCTCAGCATGTTGGCAAGCACAGTCGATTTCCCTAGACACTCTCCAGATCCCGTGCTTCGTGTTCTATTTTCTCAGCTTCACTGTTCAATAATGCAGATGAAGCGGCATAATCTAATTTCTTTGCCACAATATGCGCCGCGATTTTTAACAGACGTGAAGAAGAACGTTCGGCTAATATCTTGCGCTCGTCTTCTCTATTCTTTTTAATTAATTGCTCTATATTCATTTTTTATTTCCTATTTTTAGGCAATAAAAACTCCTGCGAATTCACGCATTAATTTCTTAAATTATGCTTTAAATTAATACTGGGTTGGTTTTGGCAATGCCAATTTATCTGGCAATATAGACGCCACTGCCCGAAGTTGATTAATTGCCAATATTAATGAACGCTGTTCCTCTATTGTTAATTCCTTAAACTTGACGTGATAACGCTCTTTATCAAAACCTGCCAAGTGAAAAATTAAATGCAAAACCCGTTCATTATTTCTAACGCGGTTATTTGTGCGATCACGCATAGTTTCCATGAAATCGGCCAATTTGTTATTATTTTCTTTATCATCACAAAAATGCCGATTACGCACCTCAGAGGCTTTATTGAGGCCATCGATTTTTTCATCCAGTGTTAAGACAACAGCACGGCACGGTTCTGTATTTGCCATTTCATCACCTGTAAATAAAAACTAATAACGGGGTTAATATCACAGTTGCCAAACCAATTACCGAAATTACGAAATATCTGTAATGATCCGTTTTTTTGAAATCATCGCCAGTTAATTTATATTTATGCCTAATTTTCGTTAACTCGTTCATTTATTTTTCTCCCATAAAGCTGCCTTGCAAAACTGATGGCCTGCTCTTTTGAATCGAATTGACCATAAGAGTATTCACCATCACTGACCTGATATTGGGTAATGTGGACTACGGCGTTCTTGCGTAAAGGCCGAATAAGTAATTTTCCAAATTTTACCCGCCCCTTTTTGTATTCCTCTGGTGTTGGGATCTGAGTCATAACACGCACCTTATAGCCCAATCCACAATAGCCACGCGTCACGCTGTTCTTTTGGCCGGTTGTAGAATGCCTCGCGCATAGCACGATTAAACTCAGGAACATAAATCCACTTCTCCCCTATAAGAAGCTCAATGATGGACGCTACGAAGTGGATGTAAGACCCTACGGCAGCACAGGAACAAGACTCCGTAGGAAATTTAATAGAAAAAGTGAAGCAGTTGCCTTTGAACGTTACACGCTCACACAGGCTAGCAATAGTGAACCATCCACCACGAATGATAAGACACAACTTAGTGATTTCATCAATATTTGGTGGCTATATTACGGACAAAACACAGACAATGGAGCAATAGAGAAGCGACATCTCACCAAAACAATGAGGCAGCTTAACAACCCCACAATAGGTCACCTCACAAAGAGAGTCATCATGGAACATCGGGGAAAACGGCTGGCTGATGGAATAAGCGCGAAAACTGTAAATCGAGATATGTACAGACTATCCGGTATGTTCTCGACCTTAATAAAAATTGAGGAATTTACTGGCACAAATCCTCTACAAGGATTAGAACCATTAAGCGAGAAAAATGTTGCTATGACCTATCTCACAACACCAGAGATAGAACTACTGCTTAATTCTCTAAATAAAGAGGAAAAAAAGCTGGCTTTACTTTGCCTTAGCACTGGCGCTCGCTGGGGGGAAGCGGAAAGTCTGGCAGCTCAACAGGTATTAAAAGGCCGTGTAATTTTTCTAAATACCAAAAATGGAGATCAACGCATCGTTCCCATTTCTGACAAATTAGAGAAAGAAATTCGCGGCAAAAAGAAAATGGGCAAGATGTTCAATGTTGACTACATAAATTTCTGCAAGATCTTACATGTAGTAAAGCCCGACTTACCTAAAGGGCAAGCAACTCATGTCCTCAGACACACTTTTGCCAGCCACTTCATGATGAATGGAGGGAATATAATTGCATTACAACAGATATTAGGGCACGCCAGCATAATCCAAACAATGGTCTATGCACACCTTGCCCCGGACTATCTGCAACATGCCATTACATTAAACCCTCTTAAGGGTGGGATAGAAGTAGAATAA